GCCGTGAAGGGTGCTAAGCGTACGGCACTGGCTGGGCAAAACGCGGCACGAAAATGGTTCACAGATTCTAGGAACAATTGGGCCCCCAACACACCTGGCACCATCAAGCGCAAAGGCAGCGATAAGCCGCTTATTGATACTGGCGCTTTGCGGGCGTCGATCGTAGGGATAGTCAGAGAGGAGTAGCGTCGTATGTTGAACATGGCCGACATTGTTGCTGACGCTACATTTCAACCTCCATCACCATTCCAGATTTTGCGCAGCACCGGCTTCTTTCAGGCCGGTGGATTCAAGAGCACTACCGCTACCATTCAGCAGGTTGGCCCCGTTCAACCGGCTACAGACAAGCAGATCAACATGCTGGCCGAGGGAGACCGCTCTAGCTTGGTACTTACCTTTTGGTGCACGGTGCCGGTGTACGTCACGCGCAAGAATGCGACTTCAGACATTATCGTTTACGAAGGCGATCAGTTTCGCGTGCTCTCAGTGAACCACCATCCTGGTGCTGGATTCTGGCGAGCGATGGGAACTAGAATGAAGGCGGCATAACTCGATGCCAACTACAACCACTTACCCAAACGGTCAGCAGTTAATTTCATCAGCACTCACTATCACACAAGCTGCTGCTTTGTTGCAGTCACTTACCTGTGGGATGATCGGCGTTACACTTCCCAGCATTGACGCCAGAAACTTTGCACGTGTTCGCGTTGATTGGCCCACTGAAGGTCAGCCCGTTGCCGATACGCCGCAAGATGATGTCTGCTTTATTCAATGCATGCCTAATGATGTGGAATACAGTCGTGTTCGTGATCGGTCGTTGTCGGGCACCAAGCCTGGGCCGCTTACTTACACCTGGCGGTATACTCGCGGCTGGAAGTTTAGCTGGTGCGCCTACGGGCCGAACGCTGAGGACAATCTGCGAGCGGTGAAGTCGGCCTTGTTCATGGACTACTTCACTGACACCTTAGCGGCTTCTAATCTTTACCCACTGCCTGATCCGCCAGAAGTTACTTATCTGCCAGAGCAGCTCAATGCTGAGTGGTGGGCGCGGGCAGACTTTCACGTTGATTTGTACGAGCAAGTTACAGAGACCACTACTGTCGGTGCTGTTATTAGCGTACCGATCGAGGTAGATACGAAGGAAGTGACGGTTGATTTTACCGTTACAGCATCATAACGACTTCAACTGTCAAAGGAGCAACAACGATGGCCACAGTGCCTCTTCCGCTCAGCGATATTTGCGACATCACGGTGACCATCAATCCAGCCGCCTTTGCCGCGCCGCAGTATAATCAAGGGCTTGTCATTGGCCCCAGCTTAGCCGCCAGTATCTCAACTTACGGACGTCTGCAGCAATTCACCGCGTCTAATTGGTCGACGGCCATGCTTGCTGCAGGGTTCTTGACCAATTCGCCTGAGTACATAGCGATGGGTATATATTTCGGTGGGACGCCGGCACCTCAGTACGGGTGGGTGGGTGTGCAGAATACGCTGGCCACCAACCTGAACACTATCGTCATTGATATTCCTGGAACTTTGTGGAAAGTTGGTGACATCTTCACTGTAACACAAGGCTCGAACACCACAGGGTGTGGACAGATACTAGCTGTTAGCACTGGTGGTATTCCGACTTCCATTGCAGTGTATCTTGACGGCGGTACTGGGTACTCACTCACATCAGCCACTGGGCTTACTGCTACCGCCGTTGCTCCGTCAGTCGGTGTAGGGCTTGAGGTTAACATCACCGCTATCGGTGAGAGCATCCTTCAAGCAGCACAAGCGTGCCGGTTGGCCAGCTCAGTCTGGTGGGCATACAGGGGTATTGGCACGTCAGCCAATAATTACTTCCCTGCTGACGCTGATCACTTGGCAAACGTAGCGTGGTCTTCGCCACAGTGGCAAAGCACGTTCTACTTCGGAGTCAGCAATGATGCCGCCATTCCGGCTGGAACTGGCGGTAACTTGGCGCTGCAGATGCAGACCCTGAAGTACAAAGCGCTCATGCTTTACTCTGAAACTCAGAGCGCTTTGTATCCTAACAACGCCTATGCTGATGTAGCAGCCATGGGCGTCGCTATGGGGCTTAACACCGGGCTGGCAAATAGTTTCTTCACGCTGGCACATAAGACGCTAGAAGGCATTGCCACTGAGCCGCTTACTCAGACTCAGTTTACTAACATTGTCAACCAGGGCTTCAACGTCTATGCCAACTTCTCGCCTTACGAATTCCTGGAGTATGGGCGCTGCCCGGACGGTAATCCATTCTACCTGTACTTGTTCGTTGCGCTGCTGGTGGCTAATCTTCAGTACAACGTGATGAATGACTTGCAGGCATCCAACGCCATTGCGCAGGACAATGCCGGGCAGACGCAGCTCTTGCATGATGCTAACCAGGCTGGTGATCTGCTGGCTAGCATTGGCTTCATAGCACCAGGCACTTGGCAGGGTAAGACGCTTACCGTCGGGTCCACTACGTTGGAAGCTGGAGATGCGCTGCCATTAGGCTACTTGGCCTTCAGTGCTCCTTACGGTCAGCAATCTAGCGGCACCCGCGCTGCTGGACAGAGCATGCCCATCTACTTTGCACTCACTTCAGCTGGCGCAGTGCAGTCGGTGCTTATAGGCGTGAACGTGCAGCTCTGATGCAGTTGGTAATTTGTGAAGGTAACAAACAAAAGAAGGAGCGTCAATGAGCGCAGGTGGAACAACTTATTCATTTCGTGATCTGACGGGTGCGATAACCAATCCGCGCAGCGATACGATTCAATTAACAGGTGGTAATGTTGGTATCGGTAGTATTACGATCAACATGGCTACACAGCGCACTGAGCAGGATGTCGCAGCTGATGGTGCGGTTATGCCTACGTACATCGCTGGTGATAATGGCGATGTAAGTATTGAGGTTCAGCAGACTTCTGGGCTTCATCACACACTACTTAGCCTGTACAACCAGCTCAAGACGGACGCTGATCGTGGTGATGTCAGTAACTGGGCAGCTACCGCTATTACTTTTCGTACCCTACTGGACGGTAGTCACCACGTTATTACTGGTGTCAGCTTTCAGAAGATTCCTCCGAAGCCGTATGCGGCCCATGGTGCCAAGGTGACGTGGACGTTTATGGCGTGCAACATTTCCAGTACGTAGTAAACCGGCCCTGCAAGGAGGGCGCCACAAATGACAGTTGTTCTGAAATCAAAAACTAAGACCGTAGAAGTTGACGGTCAGAAGTATCTCATTCGCAAGTTATCGGCTAACGTTGGTAGCTTTGTATTGGCGCGCGTACTGGCGGCTAGTGCCGGTGGAATAGTAGCATCTAAGGAGGGCGAACAAAACTCCACCATCATGGCGTCAATGTTCGCCGCCTTTTTGCGCGGATTGAACTTTGAGGAGTTTAGTTTCATCCAGAATCACTGTCTAGCAGTTGTCGCTAGATTGGAGACGCCTGCCGGGTCACCAGAAGTCCCTATGCCGATCGTCACCGACTCTGGTGTATTCGCCATTACTGAGGTTGGTGATGATCTGCCGCTGGTTATGAATCTCACCATTCAGAGTTTACTCTTCAACTTATCAGATTTTTTCGACTCGACCGGCTTGAGTGCCGCCCTAGCCGGGAAGCCGTCGGCTTCGACCCAGCCGGTTACTTCAGCTTAGACGGTTTCTTGTGGCGACCGGTAGCTGCTGAACTATGGCGCCAGCATGAACTGACCGATGGTACTTATGACATACAAGACTTACTAGATGCGCATGAGTATCTTGACGTTCTTGAAGAGAACGAACGGCGCGCTGCAGAGTGGCGTGAGCGCAAGCAGAAGGAGGTCTGACGCGTGGCAATACTTGAAGAATACCTTGTAAAGTTAGGCGTCAGTACTGACGATGCAGGAGTTAGTAAGTTCTTCGGCTCGCTCCGTAGCATGGGTAGTTTGGCTGCGGCCACTGAGGGCAGTTTTCTCAGCTTGATGACTGCTGTAGTAAAGGTTCAAGTGGAGGTGGTAGGTGCGTTCGCCTCCATAGGCGCTGCAGCGGTGAAGCTGGCCGATGACGTAGCTGTGACCGATCAGCAGTATCGTCTGTTCGGTCTGTCCATGCTGATGAACTTGGACACAGCCAAAAAGTACAAGATAGCTTTGGATGCGCTGGGTGATCCGGCGCTAGGCTTGGTACGCGCCGATCCTGAGCTTCGTCATCGTTTTGAAACATTGTGGAAAGACCAAGAGCGCATGCAGGCTTCGCTCAATGGTGAAAGCTATGAAGAGAACATGGCCAAGATGCGCGACATGCACTTCCAACTTACCAGGTTGGAGGTAGCTTTCAAGTATCTTGGAATGGCTGTGGTGAACGGTCTCTTCAAAGCGTTTGGCACTGACTTTAGCGGCGTGATGACCAAGCTGAAGCAGTTCGCTGACTGGTTCATCGCACATCTGCCAGAGATTCGTGACAAAATAAATCAGTATCTCGTGCCGATCTTGAAGCGAGTCTGGGAACTGATGAAAGACGTTGGCGCTCTGATTGGCGATCTAGCTGAGGACTTCTCTGATCTCATCAACGGTGTAGTAGGTGATAGTTCTGGATTAGACTCTGCTACACCTAAGTGGGAGAAATTCGCCAAAGCTCTGGAACACGTGACAGACATTCTTGATAACATGATTAAGGATTTTATTTGGATTGACAAGCACTTGCCAATGGGGACTTTAACTGGTGCGTGGCTTGGCGCTAAGGTTGGCGGGTTAGCCGGCCCAGAAGGTGTGTTACCTGGTGCGTTAGGTGGAGCTGTCGGTGGGCTTGGCTTAGACATTTACAGAGCTTTGCACGGCGGTACTGTGAAAGGTCCTAATGAAGAGATTGCAGGCGGTATCACTCCACAATCAGCAGCTGCTTTAGCTCAGCAGGTGTCAGCTCAGACTGGTATTGCGCCAGATCTTCTCTGGTCGCAGTGGGCACATGAGACAGATGGGTTCAAGCATATTGCTGCTGCCAATAACTTGGCTGGTATCAAGGTGCCGGGTACGGACCAGTACATGTCGTTCAACTCACTGGACGAATTTAGTTCTTATTACTCATATTTGATGCGGCAAGGCGGTCGTTATTCTGGCATAGAAAATTCTCAGGCTCCGTGGCAATTTGCCGCTGTATTGAAACACGGTGGTTATTATGGAGATACACAGCGGAATTACACGGCTGGTATGAATCGGTGGGACGCGCAATATAAAAGTGGCTCTAGTGGAGTGTCCATATCCGGCACTACCATCAACATTACGCAGCCTGGCGCTAGTGGGGCTGAGATTGAAGCACGTGTGCACAATGGTCTGCGTACCGCCGCAGCGCGACGTGTGCAGACTAATCTAGCGGAGTTCCAGGGAGGTTATTAGAATGGGGTCTACCAGCTCGACCACCACTTGGCGGCCACCGCAGTGGGGCGGCCAACCTGCCGTATACTCCATTCAGACTTCTGGAACGGCGGTAAATTCTTCTGGCGATACCGGCACTATAGCGTATGTGTTTGACGCTGTGTTAGTGGCCTCACATCGACAAGAAGTGGTAGTTACTAAGTACCCAGTACAAACTGGCGCGAGCATTGCGTATCATTCCTACATACAACCGGCTCAGGTAGTACTTGAGATTGGAATGTCTGACGCTATGGATGCGTTTACAGCCGGTGTTTGGGAGGGTGCTGCTACTAAGAGTGCTTCAGCGTTTCAAGTCCTCAGCACGTTAAAGAATTCGCGGCAGCCACTTACGCTAGCCACACGCCTATTCACTTACAACAACATGGTCATTACTTCGATCACGGCTGAGGAAACGAGCAAGACTGTTTCTTCGCTGCGCGCGAGAATTACCTTTGAAGAAATTTTCGTCGCTAATGATAGTTCTACCGCTGGTACTGGCGGAACCTCGACAACGAGCGCACGTGATCAGGACACACAGTATACGCCACAAGGCGTAACTACTGGGCAGGCGGTAGACACTACCACTTCCACACAGTATGGTGTTCCTTCGTGTTACCTTGCATCAAGTAGTTCAAGTGACTATATATGCACAGGCAGCAACATTGGCAGTTATGGCGCAGATGACAGTTCTACGGCCATCGGTACCGGGCATGCGTCTAGTGTGCCAACCAGTAACTTGCCAGCGACAAGCGGAGGAAGCTAGCATGTACCAAACAGTCACGCTCTCTCCGCTGCCTCTGCAGACTAAGACAGTTCAGTTGCAGATAGATGGAAACGCTATCTCATTGCAGTTGGCGATTCGTTGGTCTGAAATGGCTGGCTACTGGGTAATGACCATCTATGACTCTCAGAGCAGTATGCTTCTAGACTCCATACCAATGATCACAGGCTGGTACCCGGCAGCAAATTTATTGGCTCAGTACGGCTATTTGAAGATCGGCAGTGCATACATTCTCAACCTCGGCAGTTCTGGTTCTGATTATGCTGGGCGTAACGATCTTGGCACAGTATTCATACTGCTTTGGGGAGATACAGCGTAATGAGTTCTGCATCAGTAACACCTAACTGGCTTATTTCTTACGTACTATATGCTTATACCGCACAACCTGAGTTAGGCGGCGTTGGAACAATACTTACACGTGATTCCGGCGAACCTGGTGCAGTGAGACTAGAATTTGAG